TGTCTATCCGCAATCTCACGGATTCGACTGACAATGCGGTCATCACCAACATAAGTGCAAGGACGCAAAGGCAGTTTGTGGTTAGATTCCAAAACGTAACCATACCGGCCAACACGACGGCAAATATTGGGTTCGTAATTACGCAGGATACATCGGTGCTGACGACCCAATTCTCCATCCTTTCGGGGGCAACCGTTCTATGGACTTGCCTTGAAAACCCACAAAGCATCGGAGTCGTTGATATGCGGACCGCCCTGCCTGCTGACGTGAAGCAGAGCGACCTGCTCGTTGACCTTCAAAAGATGTTCAACCTTTACTTCATGCCCGATGCACAGGATCCAAAACTCCTATACATTGAGCCGTTCAAGGACTTCTACTCCAGCGGTGTGGTTGACTGGACGCAGAAGGTTGACGAGAACCAAGAGCAGTTGTTGACCAATGGCGACCCGAACCAATACAAGTCGCTTGTGTTTAAGTACAAGGACATGGGCGATTACCTGTCCAAGACCTACAAGTCAAGCAATCCGCTCGCCAAGGAAGGGTACGGAGGCCGTCAGTTCTTGACGCAAAACTTCTACGGCAAATCCGAGTTCGTCTGCGAAACCATGGCCGGGACGCTGATACCGGGTTCGTTCACAACCGACAAGGTCATCGGTAGGGCTTGGGACTTGGAAGGCAGCACGGCAAGCGGTACGGTCAAGCAGTTGAACACGGGCTACCGATTAGCGCAGTACAACTCCATTGCTCAAGGCACAACGTCTTGGTTCTATCAAACAGGCGTGAGCGGTTCGTTTGCAACTGGTGAATACGTCGCCAACGTTCCATTCGTGAGCCACATTGACAACCCCTATGCACCCACCGAGGACCTTGCCTTTGGTATTCCGAGGCAGGTCTTCTACAACGCAGTCAACGCAAGCGGTACGCCAATCACCTACACGAACAACAACCTTTACAACAAGTATTGGCTCAACTACATCACCGAAACGACCTCCAAGGAAGCCTTGCAGTTGGAGTTGACCATGGTCTTGAACTGCGTGGACATCTACCAACTCGACTTCCGAAAGCCGATTTATTACAACGGCATTCGATGGCGTTTGCTGGAGATTCGGGACTATACCGTAGGCGAAGCAAAGCCTTGCCGGGTAACGCTCCGAAGGATTCTCAATCTCGCAGAGTTTGTGCCTATAACGAGCGTCCCAATAACAAGCGACCCTGCTGGATTACCGAACGGACCTATCGACCCCGACCCAGCGGATCCCGACTACGAACCACCCATCAACCCTGAATTACCAACCCCCGGATAATGGCAGTAACTAAAGAAATCGTCCTCGAAGTAGGAATCAAGGACTCCACCGCACAAGGCACGACGAGTGCGAAGCAGCGTCTGCGTGAACTCCAAAAGACGCTCATTGATATGTCTTTGGCCGGGCAAGAAGGCACGAAGGCTTTCAAGCAAATGGAGGCCGAGGCAGGGAAACTCAAAGACCAAATCGGGGACACCTCGCAGCGAATCAAGACCCTTGCAAGCGATACCGTAAGGATCGACACCGTTGTTTCAGCGGTGCAGGGTATAACGGCAGGGTTCCAAATCGCCCAAGGTGCAGCAGCATTGTTCGGCTCCGAGAACGAGGACTTGCAGAAATCTTTACTCAAGGTCCAAGGGGCCATGGCTCTTGCTACTGGAGTGCAGCAGGTAGCCAACCTGCTCAACAAGGACTCCATCCTAATCACCCAAGGGCAGGCAGCAGCGCAGGCACTCTACGCAACCGCAGTCGGGGCAAGTACCGGGGCGATGAAGGCGTTTAGAATCGCCCTCCTTGCAACGGGTATCGGTGCAGCAGTCGCAGCCGTAGGGCTTTTGGTCGCCAAGTGGGATGAACTCACCGCAGCGGTCCGCAGGTTCCTGAACCTACCCGACCCAGCCATCGCAGCCAAGGCGAGGGAGGACGCTTTGATGCGTGAAGAAGCAGCCCTCTCCAATTACCGGGATGCATACGAAGCCCACACGAACGCCCAAATCGCAGCAGACCAAAGGAGGGAGGCACAGGTCAAAGAACGCCAACGCAAGGAAGCAGAGGCCACCCAAAAGCGTTTGGAGCGACTAAGGGAAGAAAACAACGCCATCATCAAGTTCGTGGAGGACTTGAACCTGCAACTCTACGAAATGGAGTTGGATAGGTTAAGCGAGCAGGAGCAACTGCAAATCAAAGCGATGCAAGCCGAAGCCAAGCGGAGAATGCAGGTGGACACGGCTGACGCAAAGTCCAAGATGGGCCAAGCCCAGCGTGAGGAGGACCTCGCTGGATTGCGTGAGAAATATGTGGGTCAATCGTTTGCGGTCATCAACGACATCATCATCGCATCGGCAGGAAAGAGCGAAGCAGCACAAAAGCGGGCTTTCAATGTCGCCAAGGCCGCATCCATTGCCCAAGCCATCGTGAACACCTACCTTGCCGTCAGTTCGGCACTCGCTTTGAAGCCAACTGAATCCGTATTCCCCGGGCAAAGGTTCGTGGAAGCGGGTCTTGCCCTTGCTGCTGGTCTTGCAAACGTCGCCAAGATTAAGGCCCAACAATTCCAAGGCGGAGCAGGAGCAGGTTCTCCCGGTGCAGACGTAACGGGTGCAGGAGCAAGCGCAGCACCACCGCCCATCTTTGCGAACCCACAAACGACCAACCTCGGCACGGGCGAACTCTCGGCAGGCCAAGGCCAAGGCTCATCACCGATGCGAGCCTATGTGGTGGAACGGGACATCACCCAAAGCACTCGCAGGGTGCGGAGGTTGGAGGAATTTGCAACTTTGGGGGCGTAGGACATTTACCTGCATGGAACTACCCATTTATAGGATGACCGTGGACGAGGTGGATGAAGGGGTCCAATTCGTGGCCCTGACCGATATGCCAGCGATTGAACGGCCATTCCAAGCCTTCGCAAAGACACCACAACGCTTCTCCGAAACAGGCGAACGGAGAGTGCTGACCGGGCCGCTAATGCTTGCAGACACTCCCATCTTTCGCAAGGACGAAACCTACGGGGAATACTACGTCGTATTCGACAAAGCCACCATCCGCAAAATCGTGCAGAAGTACTTCAAGCAAGGCAACCAGCACAACGTCAATGCTTACCACAATGCCGAACTGGATGGGGTGTTTATGTTCGAGAGTTACATCACCGACTTTGAGCGTGGCATCATGCCACCCAAAGGCTACGAGGACACACCCGACGGCTCTTGGTTCGGTTCCTTCAAGGTTGAGAACGACGAGGTGTGGGACAACCGCAACCTGTTCCGGGGTTTCTCCGTTGAGGGGCTTTTTGGAATGGACAAGACCGAATCCGAACTGGAGGTCGCACTCGCTGGCCTTGCTGACGAATTAACCGCTTTTTTGCAACAATTAACCCCCACCTACAAATCCCACTAACTATGAACCTGAAAAACGCAATCGAATCCCTGCGGACTGAACTCCGCAAATTCAGCACTCAAAAACAGTCCTTCGCTGACTACAAACTCGTTGACGGCACCGTTGTCCGTGTTGACGGCGACCTCGTTGCCGGGACTGCCGTTTATGTCGTTGCCGAAGACGGCACTCTCCCTGCCCCCGATGGCGAGCATGTTGTCGAAGGCGTTGGCACGATCAAGACCGAAGGAGGCAAAATCGTTGAGGTCATCGCTGCCGAAGTAGCGACCCCCGAAATCGAAGCCTTGCCCGTTGCTGCTGAAATCACCCCCGAAGTAGCCGTTGAGGTAACCGAAGAAATCAAGGAAGCCTATCCTGCCATGACCCCCGAAGTTGTGGAGGCCATCGTCGCCAAGCACCTCGGAGCCATGAGGGACGAACTCAAAGCAGCCTATGCCGAGATGGGCAAGATGAAGGAGAAAATGTCCGCATTTGCATCGCAGGTCGAAACCATGGCCGACATCGTCGAGAAGGTTTCCGAACTCCCAGCCGAAGCCCCCAAGGCCAGCGGTTCCGCAATCGTTGAGCAACGCAAGGCTGCTGCATCGCAGAACTTCAACGCTCTCGCACAAGCACTTCAATCACTCAAAAAAAACTAACCCCCTAAACCCCCACTAACCATGGCATACAATTTTGGCAATCTAAACGCCTACACCGACCAAGAGAGGCTTCCTCTCATCACCAAAGCGGTATTCTCCGCCCGTTCAGCAGCCCTGTTCACCAAGCAGGTGGGCATCAAGTTCGCTGCTGCCCTTAACCTCATGGACACCGATGCCTTGATTCAAGGCGGAGATGTTTGCGGTTACGCAAGTTCAGGTACAACTACATTCAGTCAGCGTAACATCACCGTTGGCCGTATGAAGGTTCAAGAAACCCTTTGCCCTCGTTCCTTGGAACAATACTGGATGCAGACCCAGTTGACTGCTGGCTCTACCTACGACGGTGTTCCTTTCGAGCAGGCTTTCTCCGAGCAGAAGGCTCTCCGTATCGCAGAGGCTTTGGAAAACGCAATTTGGAAAGGCAACACCTATTTCAGCGGTGTCAACCAGTTGTTGAACGCTGCTTCGGGTTCTACCATCAACGGCAACACTGGTGCGGTTTCTGCGTCCGTTGGTATCACCACAGGCAACGCAATCGCCATCTTTGACGGCATCTACAACCAAATCCCACAGGCCATCTTGACCAAGACTGACCTCGTTATCTTCTGCGGTTGGGACAACTTCCGTACCTTGCTTGGTGCGTTCAAATCAACCGCTAACGTCCTATACAACCAAGTTGACTTGGCTGGCCTTGCTGACGGGGACATCATGTATCCCGGCACAAACGTCCGTGTCATTGCAGTCCCCGGCTTGACTGGAACAAACCGCATCGTTTCGTCTTACCTCGGTAACTTCTTCTACGGAACCGACTTGTTGAGCGACGAGGAGCAGTTCTCAATCTGGTTCAGCAAAGACAACGATGAAGTCCGCTTCCAAGCAGCCTTCAAAGCAGGTGTCCAAATCGCTTACCCCGACTTGGTTGTTGACTTCCGCTTGACCTAATGTGTAGGGGGGAGGGAAACCTCCCCCTGCTTTTTGTTCCTTGAAACTTAAACCCCAAATACACATATGTCTTGCGCACTAACAACTGGTTACACACTCGGCTGCCGTGATTCAGTCGGTGGCATCAAAGCAATTTACGTCCAAAACTGGATTTCTACCGGGTCCTGTAACACTAACCTTTCGGGTGCGGTTACGGGGTTCACCGGATACAATGCAAGCGGTTTTTTTGAATACGACTTGACCAAAGCCACGTCATCCATGACCGAAACTTTGAATGCAAGCATGGAGAATGGCACAATCTTCTACTCACCGGAGGTTACATTCACCATCAACAAAATGCAAGTCGCAGTACGCAATGAACTCCGTTTGCTCGCTCGTAGTAAAGTCATCGTCATCGTTCAAGACAACAACAGTCGTTACTGGTTGCTGGGTGCTATAAATGGCCTTGAGGCAACTGCTGGAACCGCTGGAAGTGGTACTGCATTCGGCGACCGAAACGGCTACGAAATAACGCTTTCCGGGATGGAGCCTGACCCGATGTTCCTAATCGCATCAACAGTCTTTACACCATCGACTGCACAGATACTCGGATCGTAGTATCTTTGACTTAGGTTTTCATCATCTGAGGTTTGAGAGGGGCAGTCAGCAATGGCTGCCCTTCTTATTTTTACGGCCATGAAGATTTGCATCGTTTACAACGCTCATCCAACCGGGTGCAGTTATTACCGCCTCGAAATGCCGAACGCATATTTGGGCGACAACTACCCGGAATTCGATTATGTGTGCGTGGAGAACATCACGACCATCAGCGACGAGGGATTAAAGTCGATTGACCTGTTCCTGTTCAGCAGGCTTTGGTGTCAGGGAACCATGGAGCAAGTTGAAAACGTTTACAAAGCCCTGACCCAATACGGAGCGAAAGTCATCCTTGACTTGGACGATTACTGGGTGCTTGAAAGCGGCCACATCATGTACCGCCACTATCTCCAAACCAAACTCGCAGAGGTCATCCGCAAGCACATCAAATTGGCCGATTGGGTTACCTGTACCACCGAGCATCTTGCTGCTCGCATACGGCCTCTAAATGCGAATGTGAGCATCTTGCAGAATGAACCCTACGAAGCCTATCAGCAGTTCATTCCCAACCCCGAAGAAGAACCCGACAAGCATCTCGTGAAGTTCGGTTGGTTCGGAGGTGCGCAGCACGGAGAGGACATGGAACTGCTCCGGGAAGGGATGCAGAAACTACGCTGGGATGCAAACTTAAATGGCAAGTACCGCCTCTACCTCGGAGGGTGGAACGACAACAACCCCGTTTACGAGGGCTACGAAAAGATTATTAGCGACCAAGGGAACAACCCGAACTACGGACGCATTCAGGCTGCTGACATCTACTCCTACGTCGGGGGCTACAACTTCGTGAACGTTACCCTTGCGCCGCTCCGGGACACCAAGTTCAACAAACTCAAGTCCGAGTTGAAGGTGGTCGAGGCAGGGTGGATGAACAAAGCGATTATCGCATCCGAAACCATCCCCTACACCGATGTCATCCGACACGGAGAGAACGGATTTCTCGTGCCTTACAACAAGCCCAAGGACTGGTATAAGTACATCAAGCAGTTGATTCTTGACCCCGACCTTCGCAAAGGCTTGGCTGACAACCTCACGAGGGACATCAAGAAGCGGTTTAATGTGGCCGAAACCGCCAAGAAGCGGGCCGAACTATACAGGCAGATTGGGCGCAAATTGTGAAATTCGGGGGCATCGCACATTTACAAGCAGATGCTTTACCTGAACCCTGACACGACCAACACCCTGACGGTTACTTGGACCGAGCGTTCCAGCACGGGGGACCGCTACATCTTGCGTTTGACCAGCATCGCCAAGAACACGACGACCGACTTCACCCTGCTGAAATCTGCCAACCTTTCCAACTATACCAACCGCTATGACCAATTTTCGATTGCCGTGGGGTCGCTTGAAACGGGTTCCTATAAATATGAAGTTTACGATACCAATAGCACGGTTGCCGCTGCTTTGGCGGTCGTTGAAACGGGCTTGGCATTTGTACAAACCGCAACGGTAGGCTTCAATACCTACTCCAATTCCATCCAGTACACCGTCTTTGGGGCATCCGATGAGGGTGTCTTTGATTCCACTTTTGACTCAACTTTTGACTAATGAGCGTACAAACGAGAACGCAACTCCAAGCGAGCGCATTAACCATCACCAACGAAACCGCTGCCGGAGCGAACACCGCTGCACGGGTGGGCGGTTTATTTGACGACCTTGCCGATACTGCGACCCTGAATCGGGAACGGGGTTTTGGCTCTTTGAGCGTTGCGTCCAATACCAACTTCACTCCAACAAGCAATTCAGCGGTCAAGTTGACGATTGCAATGGATGAGGGGATTTTGTCAACCTACAACTTTACGATTAACAAAAGCACCTGCGTGATTACCTACACGGGCATCGCTGGAGCTGCGTTGAAGGTGTCTGCAAATATGACCTTTTCGGCAAGCAACAACAGGGAATTTGACTGGTACATCGCCAAGGGAGGCAATACGATTGCATCCAGCAAGGCAGGGGTTACAATGAGCCACGACAACGGCCATGCGGTCTATTTTGAAGCCTACCTCACCGCTGCGGTCAACGACGAGTTTACCATCATGGTCAACTCAAAGAACTCTGCTGAACCCATCACGATTCAGTCCCTCAACTTTACCGCAGTAACGCTATGAGTAATAAATCTACTCAACACTTCACCCAATGGCTTGGGATAGAACATAAGGTCCCAGTCATGCTGGAGAACAGGTCCGGCAAGTACATCACCTACGGCTTTGCCAACGAATATCCCTACTACCTGCTTGACAACTATCGCAGGTCGTCCAAGCACAACGCCATTGTCAACGGCAAGGTGAACTACATCATGGGCGGAGGATGGCAGGCAGGGGATGACTTGACCGTAGAGCAGCAGGCCCGATTCATCAAGTTCTTCGACGGACTTTCCAGCACGGAGGACCTGAACGACATCACCGAGAAACTGGTTCTTGACTTAGAACTATTCAACGGCTTTGCGGTTGCGGTTACTTGGTCCAAGTTGGGAACGATTGCCAAGATGGAGCATATTCCCTTTGAGAAAATCCGGGTTGACAAAGAAGAGAAAATGTTCCAAGTCGCTGACTGGTACAACGACGACATGATGCAGTTGTTCCCGAAGGTCGGGGACATCGAGAAGATTCCTGCCTTCGACCCGGAGAACCGCCTCGGAAAGCAGTTGTTCTACTATCGTGTGTACGCAGCAGGCGTGAAGCACTATCCTTTGCCGGAATACATCGGAGGGAACGCTTGGATTGAGGCAGACGTGCAAGTGGCGAACTTCCACAACAACAACCTCCGCAACAACTTTTGGGGCGGTTACTTGATTAATTTCAACAACGGCATCCCGACCCCCGAAGAACAGGGCGACATCGAGCGTCAAATCAAGCGTAAGTTTTCGGGAACCGACAACGCTGGTCGCTTCGTTGTAACCTTCAACGACGATGCAGCAAAGGCTCCGACGCTTGAACCGCTGACTCCGAGCGACATGGATAAGCAGTTCGAGATACTCAACAAGGCCATCCAACAAGAGATATTCATCGCCCATCGTGTAACCAACCCCATGCTTTTCGGAGTAAAGACCGAAGGCCAATTGGGTGGTCGCAACGAATTGGTCGAGGCCTACGAACTATTCAAGGCGACCTACGTCAACGACCGGGTGCGCAAAGTGGAGCGGATGATCAACTACTTGGGATCCTTCAATGGCGTTGAGGGTATGGAACTGATCCCGGTGGAACCCATTACCGAGCGACTAAGCGAACAAGCCCTGTTGCAGATTATGACCCAAGACGAACTTCGGGAAAAGGCAGGCCTGCAACCGCTTGAGAAACCTGCCGACGTGGTTGGACCTAACCCCCAACCCGACGAGCAACCGCAAGCCGTGGAAGCATTGCAGAGCAACGACAACATCAAGAAACTATCGGGCCGTGAGTACCAAAACCTGATGCGAATCGTGCGTCAGTATATGCAAGAGAAAATCACTCTTGAGATGGCTCGGACCATGCTATCAGCCGGCTTCGGTCTATCATCCCAAGAGATTGACACGATGCTGGGCGTTCAGTCCCAAGAGTTCAGCGAACCCGATGAAGACGAGGACTACGGATGGGGCGAGGAAGAATTCAAGGTCTTGGAGGTTGTTGCAAGTAAGTTCGGATGTCATGCAGACGATTACCATGTGATGCACTCCAAGCCGATGCGGTTCGACACTAACATCGACGAAAACATCCGCTTGGCCTTTGCCGAACTGGGCGAAGAAGAGAAAGAGTTGGACCTGAAGATTGAGGCCTACCGCAAGAAGAACCGGGACGCAAGCGTTGAAGAAATGGCAAAGGAGTTCGGGGTCAGCAAGGCCAAGGTCGCCAAGCGAGTCGCCTACCTAATCACAAAGGACCGCTACCCAATCAGCAGGGCCGTCGACAAGATTGCCGAGCAGAACCTTCCCAAGAATGTCAAGGAAGTTGCCGAGCCTGTACTGGAGGTCCGATACAAGTACGCATGGGCCACGGGATTCAGCAACAAGGACAAGCGGTCAAGCCGTGAGTTCTGCAAGGTCATGTTGGACTTAGCAGGTCAAGGCAAGGTTTACACCCGTGAGGACATCGACGGGATTTCTGCGATAATGGGCTACTCGGTTTGGAACAGGAGGGGCGGTTGGTATCACACACCGAGCGGAGTGAATCGCCCCCAATGTCGCCATGTATGGGAGCAGCAACTCGTTATCCGCAAAGGCAATAAAATCAGCAAGGCATGAAGGCACTATTCATAAGCGAAGAAACGCTGCTCGACAATAGCATCATCAACGAGAACGTATCCTACACCCAAATCCGTCCAACGGTCATCAAGGTCCAAGAGATGCGGATTCAGCCGATTGTAGGCTCTCCGTTGTATGGGGAATTGGTTACGCAGGTCGTCAGCGGTTCAACGTCTGCGCTCAACCAAACGCTGCTGGAGGACTACATCCAACCTGCAATGATTCAATGGCTTTACTACGAACTGCCCATGGTGTTGGCCTTTAAATACATGAACAAGGGCATGGTTCGCAGAACAAGCGAAGAGTCCTCCCAAATGAGCATGGAAGAGATTACCCGGCTGACCGACAAAGTGAAGAACGATGCCGAGTGGTATTCCGAACGGATTACACGCTACCTGATGGAGAACCGCAATTCTTATCCCTTGTGGAACTCGCCTCCGTCTGCTTTGGATACCATCTACCCGAACGCTACCAACTACCGAACTGGGATGGTCCTTGACCGCAACCGAAGGATGGGAATCAGCAACCTTGACTACCCCTACCCTTACGGTCAATTCGGGGCGTGTAACGACTGCTAAGCATGGGAGCGCATAAAAAAAACATACTGAAACTGCAGACTTATGTCATGGATAAAAATCAAGCAAGCCCTGCTGGACCTTGCAAATGCTCATCCACAGGTCAACTCCTTCGGGACGGGCGACCCTCTTGCGGTAGGCACGGACAACACGATAAATCTTCGAACCCCAAGCCGTGAGCGAATCGTCTATCCGCTCGTTTTTGCGGACGTGCAGTCTGCAACTACTGACGCTGGTACTTTGGACTTGGTGGTTGGGGTATATTTTAGTGATAGAGTTGAGTCCATTAAGCCGATGGGCGGAGTGGTTTCGGGCAGCCCTACGCTGGGTTGGCAGGATAACGAAGATGAAGTCCTAAGCGACCAACTGCAAATCGCACAGGACTTCATATCAGCCCTCACAAACGACCCGAACGAGGACTGGACCCTATCGTCAAGCGTATCGCTTACCCGCTTCGTAGAGAGCCGGGACGACCGCACGGCAGGGTGGCAGGCGACGATGACCTTTGAGATTCCTTACGGCCATTCAGTTTGTGAAATTCCTACCTAAAAGACATTTACAATTAAACGCTAAAAAATGCCTACACCTATTCTGCAACAAATGCTCGGCCAAGGCGGTACGATGGAGTTTGTCGATGCTGCCGTTACCGGGAAGAACTACGACTTCCTTGTAGTCAATACCGCAGCCACTTTCACAACCCTTACTGGAACTGGAAGCGAGAACCTGATAACCGCTTACGCTTTGAGTGGCAAATCAGTTTCCGCTGGTATCGTTATCAGCGGAAGGAACGGAGGTAAGATTACTGCCGTAACGCCCTCCGCAGGTTCGGTCATCGGTTACACCTTCCTCTAATGCTGATAGGCTACGGCTACGGCTATCCCACGAACATGCTCCAAGGCGGAGTCGCTGCTGGGGTGTGGGCCTTGTTCAACGCAAGGGCTACGGCTGACGGAGCAACCGCTGCCGAGGCTGCCGTGAATGGATGCCTCTTTAATCGCTTTGCAGTTATTTACAACTTCTAACAATGCCGACACCTTCGCTGATTTTAGTACCTGCACGCTTTAAGACAGGCAAACTCTACACTCCCTTAGCAACGACTTCGGGCGGTGTGGTATTGGGTGCATCGGGGGACTTCAATGTTACCCGTGCGACGACTGCGACCCGTGTGAATGCAAACGGATTGATTGAGTCGGTGGCTTCGGGGATTCCTCGTTTGGATTACTACACCAGCGGAGGAACGGCTGGCTGCCCTGCGTTGTTGGTGGAGCCGAGTGCGCAGAATGTTTTGTTGCAAAGTGAAGCGTTTAATACAACTTGGACTCGTGTGGGTCTTAATGCCTTTGGTTCGGGTAGCGTTGCAAATTCAACAGGCACAACCGACCCATTTGGAGGCACAAATTCCGATTACATTCAAGAAACCGCAGCGAGCGGAACGCATATTGTCCTGCAACAGCCGGCTGGTCAAGTTAGCGGAACGACCGTTACCCTTAGTTGTTTTGCAAAGTCTGCTGAAAGAACGCAAATAAATTTTTTTAATAACGGAGGAGGATTAGGTAATGCCACTTTTAATTTAACAGCAGGGACGGCAACGCTCGCGAATGGGGTATCAGCATCTATCCAAAATTATGGCAATGGATGGTATCGGTGCATCTTGACTTACACGCCCAATTCAACTACGAATTTTAACGTACAAATCCGACTTGCGGACGCTTCGGGAAACACATCATACACAGGCACAGGCACATCGGGTCTTTATGTCTTTGGCGCACAACTTGAGGTAGGCTCCGTCGCAACCTCCTACATCCCCACAACTGCCGCAGCGGTAACCCGCAACGCAGACGTGGTAACCCTATCAGGCGCAGTCAGCGGATGCATCGGGCAGACCGAGGGGACGATTTATGCGGAGTTTGAATATAGGACTGATACGAGCACGAGGCGTATTTTAGCGATTAGCGATGGAAGTCAATTAAATAGAGTATTTCTTTATTTTGCTGGAGGAAGTGTAATAGCCTCAATTCAAGCGGGAACTATGACTGTAGGAACTCCTGTTGTCGGCTTTAATAAGGTTGCATTTGGTTACATTCAAAATGGTGTAAGCGGGACATTAACTGCAAGTTTAAATGGCGCTGCGGTAGTTTCGGGAACTACTGCCGCATATCCTGCATCGTTAAATACTATCAATGTCGGCAAAATTGAAGACACAGCAACAACAAGCCAAATAAATGCTCGCATCCGCTCTGCTGCCCTCTACACCTCTCGCCTAACCACCGCCGAACTCATCGCATTGTCAACCCTGTAACGATGGCCTGTTTCCGTAAACTCTCGTTCCCATCTGCAAGCATCGCAGAACAAGTCCTCGCCAAATTGGACCCGATGGATAGCGTTGTAATCCTCGGTCACCTATGCGAACAAGCCGACAAGGAAGGCAACTGCATCAAGGTCCGCAAGGAGTTCAGCGTTGACGTGCTATTCAACGCAGACGAACCGAGCGAACTCGCTGCCCCTTACGTCACTTGGCCCGAACCCTGCGGAGTCCACGCCTTTGCAGGTTGGGAGGAACAATACACCGAGGACTACCACCAACACAAATCACTATGAGATTATTCCGCAAACGCAACCCCGAAACCCCAAAACTCCCTTTTATGAAATCAGCCGTCATCGCTCTCCTTCGCCACCTGTTAACCTTCATCGGTGGTACACTCGTCGCCAAAGGCATCATCGATGCAGCCACTCTCACCGAAATCATCGGTTCCGTATTGACCTTGCTTTCAGTAGGTTGGATGGCCTTGGATAAAACAAAGGTCGAGAAGTGAACCTAATTGAAACAAGTTTGGTAACAACCCTCGGTGCAATAGCCGGGGGCGTTGTCGCTTGGTTTACCAAGGGCCGATTCGAGTCGGAGTCCCTTCAAGTCAAGCAGGCCCAAGCGGTTCTTGCTATGTGGCAGGCGACTGCCGAAGCACAAAACAAAGAGTTGGTTGAACTTCGCAATGAGGTTGTAAGTTTGCGTCAACGACTTGAGGAAATGGAACATACCATCCACGAACTCCAGTCCGAAAACGCACAACTTAAAAACCTCGTATGAAAGTAACCAAGCATTCCAAAAACGTCCACGCCATCGAGTGCGGACGAACCCAAGAATTTCTTCTGCTCTCCGACCTGCACTGGGACAACCCCAAGTGCGACAGGGCGCTGCTTACCAACCACCTCGAAGAAGCAAGACGCAGGGGTGCGAAAGTCCTCGTAAATGGGGACTTTTTTTGTTTAATGCAAGGCAAGGGCGACCCTCGCAGGAGCAAGGACGACATTCGTCCCGAACATAACAACGGGCGATACCTTGACTCCATCGTGGACACGGCCGTCGAATGGTTCCGACCCTATGCGGACCTCCTGCTGGTCCTTGGCTACGGCAACCACGAAACCTCCATCATCCAACACCAAGAAACGGATATCCTGCTCCGCTTCGCAACCATCCTCAACCACACCTGCAAGACCGACATTCAAGTCGGGGGCTATGGCGGGGTCCTTGACTTTAAGATGGTTTACGACCCGGACCATCGCTGCAACTTCGTGATGCACTATTACCACGGGTCAGGAGGCGGTGGACCTGTAACCAAGGGGGTCATCCAAGACCAGCGCATCCTTGCAAGCATTGAGGGCTACGACTGCACTTGGCAGGGCCACGTTCACGAACTTTATTACCACCAAAACATCGTCAACCGCTATGTTCGTACGACTCACCAAATTCTTCAAAAGCCCGTGCATCAAGTCAGGACGGCAACGTACAAAGAAGAATGGGCCGACGGGTACATGGGCTTTCACGTTGAGCGTGGAAGAGGCCCAAAACCTTTGGGCGGATATTGGATGACCCTCGAAGCAGGCAGGTTTGTAGGCAAGGACCGCAGAGGTCCCGAATTACAGGTCTTTGCTTCCTTCTCCCCCTGCGACCGGTTCTACACCGCTGGCAGTTAGGTACAGGTAGCCGTACTCCTTTTCAGCATTAAACTGGGGGCAAGCCTTGGTAACGCCCGGAAAGTCCCTGTGTCCGCATATCCTTGCTTGAGGGTACTTCTTAAGCCAATCAAGCAGCACCACGGCAATCGCTTGACGCTGGCCGATAGAACGGTCATCTTTGTCCTTGCCTCCGATGTAGGACACATGAAGGCTCGTAGCGTTGTGTCCTTGAACGCCATTCGTTGCGACACTATCAGGAGCCAAGACCGTTACATTCCCAGTCGAATCAATGATCCGATGGTAGCCGACGGACTTCCATCCAAGGGCCTCCTTCCAATGCTTGCGGATGGAGGCGATGGTCGTGTTCTTGGGAGTAGCCGTACAATGGACGACGAGGTGGGTGACGATTCTCATTCTTCGGGGTTTAATTTGTGGAAGTAGTTGACCGCAACAGGGTCGGCAACATCGGGACCGCTGGATAGGTGGACCTCCTTGGTCCCCTGCCATTGAGCCATAGCCGGGTCATACCCCAGTAACTCGCAGGCTTTGCGGTATTCAAGCAGGAGGGCGTGGTTGCCTTCCAAATCAGCGTTGTCGATGGCTATCATCAGCCGTTCCAAGGCGTTCGTGAGGGCCTTGGCAGGTCGTAGGGAGTGGTATTCGTGCATGGGTGTAAATGTACAAAAACCCCTCCAATGCAATCCAAAGGGGGTTAAATAATTTTTTTGCTACGAGGTGGCACAAAATGATTTGGACTGCATTATCTTTGCTTTACAAACCAAACCTCAAAACCCAAACCCATGACAACAGTTGAAATTATCGCAAACTTTATGAAGGGCAGTTCTAAGGCTTCAATAAGCGAAAAGCAAAAAGATTGGTTACTTGGTCAAGCGAAAAAAGATGGTATTTCTGTCGGTTTTAATGGATGGAGCGATACAATTTACTTTAAGGATTGTTTTTACGAAATCAGGAACTGCAAAAGACTTGCAAGTGGTGGCTCTTATGTTGGTACCCGTGTGGTACAGGGCAGATACAACATTGAAGTTTTTTATACCATCAGGTTCACCGACACGGGACACACATTTGTTCACTCTCAACATGAGGTTGAAAGAGTAAAAAGAGAGGGATATCAATTTGAAATAATTGAACCACATAAAAACACAAACACACGATGATAAAAGCCAATAAACAAAAATCCTAAACCTCAAAACCATGAACCACGAAACCCAAGCCAAACTCAAAGCAGCCCTCGCAACGGGCTACATCCTGCTGACTGCCTGCCTCGGCATCGCCTTCTTCGGCAGATTCATCTTCGCACTTATCACCAACTAAACCTCAAAACCATGAAAAACCTCACCCCGGAGCAACTCGCCAAGATTGCCGAGCCTCTACCGCCCGAAGCCATTGCGGCCCATCCTCGCATGGCTGGCCTCTCAACTATTAAGGGAATCTTCGTAACCGAGCGACTGAACCAAGTATTTGGTGTAGGTACTTGGGTTGTTAAGACCGACCTGTCCAGTCCCATCACAACGGTCCACACGACCACCAATGCAGGCCGTGAGCGTATCGAATACACGGCAGTCGCCAAGACCATCTTCACGGTTCCCGAATACGCAATCTACTACGAGTGCATCGCATCCTCTACCAACTCCGACCCCGGCGATGCAGCGAAGGGAGCGACCACCGATGCCATCACCAAAATTGCATCTTGGATTGGGATTGGGATTGATGTGTACAAGGGCAAGCACGGAGCAGCCCCCAAGCCTGCCAACGCCAATTTGCTGGATTTCAACGACAAACTCGGACTGGTCCCTTCCTACGACGAACTGACCACCGCAACGCTCAAGGCCGACTTCCTTGCATTGCTTGAAAAACTGCCAAAGGAGCAACAGGCGAAGTTCATGAAGGACATCGACCATATGACCCCTGCACGCTTTGAAAAAGGCATCCAATTCATCCAAAACCAACTTGCAAAATCATGAACCTACTTGAAAAAATGAATGCCGAGGAGTTTCGGAAACTCCTTGAGTTCAAAGAGAAATTTCCCATTATTGGCCTTGACTTGGTCAAAGCCTTGAGCGAGAAAACCCTTTGCATCCAACTGACCCTTGGCGAGTGCATCGACCTGTCCAATGCACTTGGCATCCCTTATGGCCAGTATTGCAACCAAATCTTTGACGCTTTTAAATCGAAGCCATGACCTTTAATCAATACTTACAATCCGTAGAGGCCTGCAAGCCTGCCGTTGAGTGGGCAGGAAACAAGACGATAGAAGAAGTCGTTGCAACCTGCCACCGAGGGGATTGGCTCCTATGGCTTGCCAAAAAGTGCGACATCGGACTGCAACCGCTGACCCTTGCCAAGGGACATTGTGCCAACATAATTAGGCACTTGATGAAGGACGAGCGCAGCATAAAGGCGGTTGATGTTGCTATTGCTTTTGGCGAAGGCAAAGCGACCCGTGAAGAGTTAGACGCTGCCGCTGACGCTGCCTATTACGCTGAGGCTGACGGTGCCTATTACGCTGCCGCTGCCGCTGCCGCTTACGCTGCCGCTGCCTATTACGCTGCCGCTGCCGCTGCCTATGTTGCTGCCGCTGCTAATAGAATGCAAACCGCTGACATCTGCCGAAAGTACATTGGCGAACTAATCATTGAAAAAATAAACCAAATCCTAACCCAAACCACATGATTCACCCAACTCTCATCACAATACCAAAGGCTGACATCTGCAAGGCAGAGATAGCCCAAATCGCCCAGCAACTGACCGACCGAATCAATGACGGAGAGGTCAACCCGGTGGAGGCCCACATCAAACTAAAGGCCATCGTCAAGGCTTTGGAGGCCACCATCAAGGCCACCGAGCAGACCGTTGCCGACGAAGCCTCAAAGCACGGCAAGACCTTTCAAGCCTTCGGTGCAGAGATAACCCTCAAGGAAGGGAGCCTTACGCCTAACTACGAGGAAGACGAAGTGTATGCCGACCTTAAATCGCAAATCAAAGCGAGGGAGGAACTGCTCAAGATGGCGTTCAGGCAAGCAGGGAAGACCGTTATCTTTGACGAATCCACGGGCGAGCAGGTTCCAGTCTGCACCGCCAAGGCCACCAAAGCGTCCATAGCCGTTAGTTTCCGATGAAGCAAGTAATCAATACCATCAAGGCTTTGCGGTTATTGTCGCAGAAGCCTCTAAGAGCCTCTCAGTTGCAAGATATTCTTGGAACGAGCAAAGGGGCCACCTACCGAATCATAAGGGATTTACGGGCCTCAGGAGAGGTCGTAGAGAAAACCCTTTGCACTTACTCAATTAAACCCAAAAACCAAAACCAAGAATCATGAGTTACACCCCCCAACCCAACACCTTCACCCTGTTCGTCAATGATAAGGGCGATAACCCTAAGCGTCCCGATTACCGGGGCGACGTGGTTCTCCCCGATGGAACCAAGATGCGCCTCTCCGGGTGGGTCAAGGAATCGAACGGCAAGCGGTTTATCAGCGGTAAAGTAGAGCCGATCCAGCAGCAGACCAGCGGTGGAAATTTTGCACCCCAAGACGGTGATATGCCTTTTTAGTGTAACTTTGCAGGCATACTACATTTACAATTAAACGCATCCGCTTGAATTCCGGCCAAGCAGGTGTTAGATAAAGGGTTCCTCCACTTAACCCTGCCCTCAACTGCCGGAATCAG